CTAACGGAATGGTTGGTTCTTTGGAATCAGAAGATGACATCTACTCTAACAACCCAATTATCATCAAAGATAAGTATGCGGTTAACGGTTCTGACATGGCTCAAATCGGATGGGTAGAAGTTACAACTGAGAATGGTGCTACAGGATACCTTTGGTATTTAAAGTCTGAGCACGAAACTCGTTTGCGTTTTGAAGATTACTTAGAGACTTCAATGATTGAAGCTGTTCCGGCTGCGTCTGCTTCAGGTGCTGCTACAGCAGGATACATTGGTTCTGAAGGTATCTTCTACGTAGTAAACGCTCGTGGTAACGTATGGGGTGGTGGTACTCCAACAAGCCTTTCTGATTGGGATTCTATCGTTTCTCGTTTGGATAAGCAAGGTGCTATCGAAGAGAACGTTATTTTCGTAAATCGTGGTTTGAGTTTCGACATCGACAATATGTTGGCTACATTAAACGGTTACGCTACAACAGGTGCCGCTAATGCTGCTTCTTATGGTCTTTTCGACAACGATGTTGATATGGCGTTAAACTTAGGTTTCTCAGGTTTCCGTAGAGGTTACGATTTCTACAAGACTGATTGGAAATACCTTAACGACCCAACAATGCGTGGTGGTTTAAATACTACTGCTGCAACTGCAACCGGTACTATCACAGGTTTAATGGTTCCTGCAGGTTCTACTTCAGTGTACGACCAAATTATGGGCAAGAACGCTAAGCGTCCTTTCTTACACGTTCGTTACCGTGCTTCTGAAGCTGAAGACCGCAGATACAAAACTTGGATTACAGGTTCTGCCGGTGGTGCTGCTACAAGCGACTTGGATGCAATGGAGGTTAACTTCCTTTCTGAGCGTTGCGTATGTACTTTAGGTGCTAACAACTTCGTATTATTCCGTTACGGATAATAAAGGAAGAAAATCTATAGGGAGGGTGTCTTCAAAGACACTCTCCTTTTTTTAAATCAAATTAAATCAAATACAAAATGGCAAAAGGTACTACTCCTGTAGATAAGGTCTATAGACTAAAAACAGGAAATCCGCTATCATATACGTTAGCGTCAAGAAATCACCCTCGATTCCCACTAATGTGGTTTGACGAGAAGAACAATGTTAATCGTGCTCTTAGATATTGCACGAATCAAAAGTCCCCATTTGAGGACGAGCAAGACGGAAACTTTATTATTGAGCCTATTATCTTTGAAGATGGCTTTTTAAGAGTTCCAAAGAACAACCCTGTATTACAGGAGTTTCTCCACTATCACCCATTGAACGGTAACATATTTGTTGAAGTAGATAAAGAAAAAGACGCTGCTGCTGAGGTAGAAGACTTGAACTTAGAAGTTGAGGCTCTAATTGAAGCTCGTCAGTTATCACTTGACCAAATTGAAACGTTGACAAGGGTTATGTTTGGAAAAGACCCATCTACCGTGTCTACTGCTGAATTAAGACGTGACATTTTGGTATTTGCTAAAAGAGACCCTAAAGAGTTCTTGAATATATTAAACGACCCTGAATTAAAGTTTCAGGCTAAGGTTCGTACATTCTTTGAGAACAAATTATTGATATTAAGAAACAGCGACAAAGAGGTGTGGTTTAATACCGCTACCAATAAGAAGAAGATGTTGTCTGTTCCGTTTGGAGAGGACCCATATGAGATGGTAGCCCACTACTTACAGAGCGATGATGGCATTGACTCCTTAAAGATGTTAGAAGCTGTTTTAGGATAATTGATGTTGATTATTGATTGATGATTAGAAAGAAGGGCACTTGTTGTGCCCTCTTTTTTTTTATGTATATTTGTAAAAAAAGAACTAATGATAAACTCAGTAAGAAATACGGTATTATCTGTGTTGAATAAAAACAACTACGGATATGTATCACCTTCTGATTTCAATCTGTATGCTCAAAATTCGCAGATGGAAATTTACGAGGAATATTTTAGCAGCTATAACAAGGTTATAAATGCTGAAAATGCAAGAGCAGCAGGCGTAGATTATGCCGATATGGAACAACCTATTGCAGAAGTGTTGGAGTATTTCTTACGTACAGATTATCTTTCAAAAATATCAGCTAATAAATTTTCAATGCCTACTCCTTCAACTACGGGATATTTAACCTATATGTTGTTGGATGTTAAATGCAAGCCTGTAACGCTTAAGACCGGGACAAATACTGCTGTAGTTAGTGGACAGTTGGTTGATAGTACAGCAACATTCTTAACCAATGGTCTTTCAGCAGGAGATGTAGTTACAAATCTTACTACAGGTTTGGTATCTACCGTGGTATTGGTACTTAGTAATACAGCAATTCAATTAGATTCAAATATATTTTTGGCAGCAGGTAACGCTTATGCGATATTTTCTTCTTCAACTATTAATCAAGCAGAAAAGGTAATTAATAATAAACTTTCTTTATTGATTAATTCTAATTTGACTAAGCCAACGATAGAGTTTCCTGTTTATGCATTACAAGGCGAACAATTGACTTTCTATCCTACAACGATAAGTAACAAGGGTCAGGTTGAAGCCACTTATTTTAGGTATCCTAAAGTCCCAAAATGGACATATATTACTTTAGCAAATGGCGAGCCTGTATTTGACCAATCACAATCTGATTATCAAGACTTTGAATTACCTATTGAAGATGAGTATAAATTAGTTACAAGGATTCTTCAATATTGTGGTGTATCTATTCGTGAGACTGAGGTTACACAATTTAGTATGGCTAAGGAGCAACAAGAACAAAATCCATAAAAAAATAGAATATGGCGTATATATCACAATATGAATATTATGAGAATGGAGGAGTCACACCTGAGGATAAGAATTGGGGGTCTTACCAATTCATTAGCCTACAAGATATTGTAAACAATTTCTTGTTGATGTATGCAGGAAACCATTCATTAGTAAATAATGAAGAGCGTTATAAAGTATTATTCCATGCTAAGCGTGCTATCCAAGAGTTAAACTACGATGCATTTAAAGAGATTAAGGTATTAGAGTTAACTGTCCCTGACAATTTAAGATACATTTTACCATCTGACTATGTCAATTGGGTAAGAGTATCATTATATAAGAATGGATGGTTACGTCCATTATCTGAGAATATCCAAACATTATCATCTAAGGCTTACCTTCAAGATAATACAGGTCGTATTTTATTTGACCAATATGGCAATGCGTTGAGTCCTCAGTATTCTGAGATTGACTACGATAGATTGACTCATATTAAAAAGAGCATTTACTTAAACCAAGGCAATCAATTTAACGGTCAGTTAGGTTGGAACTATGATGGAATGTGGTATTTTGAAGGAAACATTGGAGCTGCTTATGGATTAAATACTGAGACTGCAAACTTTAATCCTACATTTAATGTTGATAGAAAGTCAGGAGTTATTAACTTTGACTCGTCAATGTCGGGAGAGTCTTGTATTCTTGAGTATGTGTCTGATGGTATGGAGCAAGGAGATAACTCATTGATTACGGTGAACAAGTTATTTGAGGCATATATTTATGCAGCAATTGAGTATGAGATATTGAGTTCTAAACTTGGTGTTCAAGAGTATATTATTGCTCGTTCTCGTAAAAAGAGAAAGGCTTTATTAAGTAATGCAAAAATTAGAATAAGTAATATTCATCCCGGAAGACTCTTAATGAACATGAGAGGAATGGACAAGCAAATAAAATAAAATGGCAAATTTTACAAGGAACTTTATAGCAGGCAGGATGAACAAGGTTGTTGACCAACGACTTCTTCCTGAAGGGGAGTATGTAGATGCTATGAATATACGGATGGGGTCAACCGAAAATTCTGAGGTTGGCGTTATCGAAAATACAAAAGGGAATGTTCCTTTAACGTCATTGTCATACATTGACGGGACTCCATTAAGTGCCGAGGCAAGATGTATTGGAGCAATACAAGATAGTGCAAACGAAACTTTGTATTGGCTTGTTCACGACCCCAACTTTACAGTAGGAGCCACAGGTAAACTTGACCTGATTGTTTCTTATAATGTCTTTTCAAATATATTAACCTATCATGTCATAACTATAGATGATGGTGGTGGTGTAAACACAACTCTTAATTTTAACCCGAACTATTTAGTTACGGGTATTGATATATTAAATGACTTGTTCTTTTTTACTGATGATTACAATGCTCCAAGATGTATGAACATCAAAAGGAACTATCCTAATCCGATTGCTAATATAGACCAAGTTAGTGCAGAGTCGTTACTTGTTATTAAAAAGCCCCCGGTAGAA